CGACACCTCCTGGACGAAAGCGCCATTGATGACGCGGATGTGGAACGACCGCCGGCCGGGCTTCATCCGCCGCGAGTCCGGCGATGAGTCGATCAGCGCCTGATAATTCGCGGGTGTCACCCAGCTGCCGCCCGAGTAGATCTGCCAGCAGCTGAGGGTCTTCTGGTTGCCGGTATTCGTGTATTGGGCCGTCACCATGGACCGCAGGCCTGTGACCTTGCTGCCGTCCATCAGGGCCCCGCAAAGGCCCCGGACCGACCTGATGCCGACGTTGAGGATGTAGAACGACGCCGACCCGACGGTGTCCCACGCCTCTGACGGGCTGCCGCTGATCGGGCCGACGATCTGGTGTTCTGACGTCCTGGCGACCAGGAGGGCTGCCGACCCGTTGCCGTTCGGCGCCAGGGCGGTGTTGATCTTGCCGTAGAAGCCTGTGAGCTGCGCCTCGGATGCGAACTCATAGCCCGAGAGCAGATGGTGACTGCTGGTGCTGCCCAGCTTGTCCATCAGGGTGTAGCCGAACGTGTAGCCGGTCCCGGTCGTGCGGAACATGCAGCTGCGGTTCGTGATCGTCGCCACCCCGCTGGACTCGCTGTAGGCCTCATCGGCGTCAGCAGGGACGTAGTTCGGGCGGATCGTGCATTTCCGATAGTCCGGCGCCCACATGGTGCAGCCACGGGGCAGGATGCAACCGCCCTCGTTCGGGTTGAACCCGACCAGTTCAGCGATCGTCGGCACCTTGCCGTCAGCCCAGACGGCGGGCGTGGTGCCGGTGTTGCCGGGGTCGTTGTAGAGGGTGTGGACACCAGCCGACAGGCGGATGCTGACACAATCCAGATGGGCGGCCTCCTGGCTGTAGTTGAACCAGCTTTTGCTGGTGATCAGTCCCGCCTCGATCAGTGCGCGGTTGATGGTCTTGAACGGCCGCATCTCGCTGTAGCCGCACGTCAGCCGCTGGTTATCGATCCGGCGGATCTTGGCGTCGATGTTCGCCGTCGTCGGATTGGTGCCTGATGGATCCGGGTCGTAGGACGCGAACGATCCAGCGGCGAAGGCGTCCGATCCGATGTAGGGGTTGACGTAGAGCTGGAATGGGGCGTTGAGCGGATCGTTCAGCTCGCCCGATCCCGCGAGGATGTTGGCATTGCCCAGCAGCTGCCGCAGGCCATCCAGCATTGCGGTGAGCTGGGCTTTGACGTCTGCCTGGCTGGCGGCCAAAGGCCAGCTGCCGGCATCGGCCGCCTTCTTGATAATCGTCACCGCTGCGCCGACAGGGTCATGCCCTCAGCGTAGCGAGGCAAGAAAAAAGGCCTGACAGGCCACCACGCCCATCAGACCTGCCACTTCCCACGCGCAGATCCTAGCCCATCCGCAGCTGCGTTTCACCGAGCACCAGGAACGCCGCGCTGCCGCTGATCAGCTCCCTGGCGCCGGTCTCGACGCCGGTGCGGGCCAGCAGCAGGTCGGCTTCATACCAGAGCGCACCGCCCAGCCGTGGATCGCGGCAGGGGTTGCTGCCGGGTGCCTCCGCCGGCCGTTCGCGGTGCAGGTAAAACCGGGCCCGGCACCGGCAGCCGCGGTCGAGCATCATCACCAGCCGCAGCAGGGCCGTCGAATCCTGGCTGCCGGCCCGGTAGCTGCGCTCGAGATCGAACTGCAGGGTGCCGCTGCCGCGCACCAGGGCCTTCACCGAATCCCCGAACGGTTCCGCCAGCGCCGTCGTGTCCGCCGTGGCGGCCTCCTGGTCCAGCGTCCAGCGGGCCAGCTGGGCCTGCAGCTTCCATCCGATCAGCTCGGTGCCGGCCGCGGCCGAGGGGATGGTGGCGACCTGGTCGGCGGGCAGCTCCGGCTCTGCCAGGGGCAGCGCGGCGAGCGCCGACTGGGCCAGGGTAAGCAGGGCCGCCTGATAGGCCGCCTCGGCGGAGTAGGGGGCCAGAACGAGCGCGCCGAACGCCACGCCGGCCAGTGGTAGCCGGCCGGTGGTGCCACCGTTCACGCCGTTGATCTCGGAGTCGTAGAACGCCAGCCGACCCAGGGTGTCGCGGCCGGCGTAGCAGGTCAGCTGCTGGGTCAGGCCGGTCGTCGCCGACGCCTCCCAGTAGGCCGCGGCGTCGCTGGCGGCCCAGTACGGCCCGGTGTCGTCTGTGCGGTGCGCTGTTGCGGGTCCGGCAATGCCCAAGCCGCCCCAGTGGCGGTGGCCATCGGGGCAGTCGGCGTAGCCGTTGAGGTTGGCATCAATCGGCAGCCCGCGGGCGCAGGAGATGATCACCCGATCGCCAGGCCAGAAGCCCGGCTGGGCCAGCCACAGGCGGCCGGCGTCGAAGCGGGCATCGGTGAGCACCGTGAGCGGCGGCCACTCACGGCTCAGCTCCATCTCCCCGCCGGTGCCCAGCAGGCTCATCAGACCGTCCCGCTGATGGCGTTGAAGACCACGCTGACCTGGCAGCTGACCACGTCGCCGACGCTGGTGGAGATGCCTGTGTTCTGGAACAGGACGGGCCCGCGGATGTTGCGGTCGAGCAGGATCAGCTCCAGATCGCGGATGGTGTCGTCAGCCGTGATCTGCTGCTGCAGCAGCTGGCTGACGGGGCTGCTGCGGTCGTAGAGCAGGGTCATGGACCCGGAGTAGGCCCGCAGGCCGTAGACGTAGCTGCGGGTGGTGTCGCCCAGGGCGGTGTCCTCCGGGGTCTCGGAGGACAGCTGCAGGGAGATGTCGCGGGCCTTGGCAATCCCGATGCCGTCCAGGCGCACCTCGGCGTCGCGTGAGGTCAGGACGGCCATCGGGGCGGCTAGGGGGGGATAGGGTCAGGGTAGCGGCTCCAGGTCTGCGATCCCCTCAATGACCGGCTGCCCAGCGGCGGACTCCAGGAAGCGGGCCGCCTGCCGGGCGTACTCCGGTTTCAGCTCGACGCCGATGTACCGACGGCCCATCTTCACCGCCTGATATCCGGTGCTGCCGATGCCGTTGAACGGATCCAGCACCAGATCGCCGGGGTTGCTGTAGAGGATCAGGCATCGCTCAATCAGATCCAGCGGCATAGGGCAGATGTGCTTTTCGTCCTTGTCGGCCTTGAATCTTGAGTTGAGCACCTTGGTTTGCATGGTGTCCATCCAGACGGGCGACGCCCATTGCTGCCACTGATCGAGACTGAACTCGTCACGCGTGTGTGTGACAGGCTCGCCGACATTCTTGCCCTTGCTCTCCTTGCGCATCACGAGAATGTACTCAGGCATTCCCATGGCACTGACTCGACTGTTTTCTCTGATGTTTTTGTAGAGCAGTCGTTCGTGCTTAGTTTTCTGCATTTCGCGCACTGGGTCGCGCCAGATCGTGACCCTAGCCCTGAGGCAGAAGCCTGCCTGCCGATAGTTGGCGCTTGCGGCATCGCTGAATGGGAACAGGCCGCCTTCGCCCGTCTCGCTGCTGTTCTGATAAAAGACAGTGTCTTTGACGTGATCGCAGATCACGGTCCCCGGCTTCATGACCCGGAACAACTCTCGCGCCATGTAGGCATGATGCTGCAGGAACTCGTCATGCGATGCACTGTTGCCCATGTCGCGCTCGGAGTCGGAGTAGATGTAGAGCGACGAGAAAGGAGAGCTGAACACTGAGCAGTCAACACTATCATCAGGCAGCCCCATGAGCAGCTCAACACAGTCAGCGTTGTAGACGGCCCAGTTATGGCCTTGATAGTCTGGTTTCATTGGTGGAAGAAATCGGGAAGGGTAACGGTGGGCGCCTTTTCGTAGGCACGACGCAAGATTGCACTTTGCTGCATGGATAGCATTGAGCGCGTCATCGCCTGTTTCATTCTCGCATGATCAGCGGCCTTGCGTTGGACGTTGTTCCAGATCGTTGACTCAGTGTCACTGATCACAACATGGCAGGTGACTGGCTTTGTCTGCCCGAATCGCCACGCCCGGCGCACGGCCTGGTAGTGCTGCTCATAGCTGTGGCTGATGCTGGCGAACACGACAGTATTGGCATGCTGCCAGTTGAGGCCAAGGCCTGCCAGCTTCGGCTTTGAGACGATCACTCGCCGTTGGCCAAACGTAAAGCTATCCAGGGCGGCGACCTTCTCCTCAATGCTCATTGAGCCGTAGACCTCAACGGCATCAGGAATCGAATCAGCCAGCGCCGAGGATTCATCGTTGGTCTCGCACCAGACGATCACCGGCCCGTCTGCTGTGTTGGCAATCTCGGCGGCCCTGGCCACACGATCAGCCATGGTCAAGCGTTTCTCTCGGTGGATGGTGGTGGCGCTGCCGTCCGGGATCCTGAACAACATGCCCTCCGGGACGTCCTGCGTGATGTCGGCAGAGATGGAATGGATCTCATAAGACAGCGGCGGCAGGACGAATCCTTCGTCATTACCCCCAAGATCTGACGGCAACGCAGCAGCCCTTGACCAGCTGGCTACCCATGCCCAGAAGGACTCCTGCGCATGACCCTTGAGTCTGTATCCGCCCATGGTCGTTTGATCCGAGATAAACCATCGGGACAGCATTTCAGGGCCAGGCATGATGCCAAGGAACTCTGCATGCTGGCCGATCTCCATGTGATCGTTCGGCGCCGGTGTTGCCGTTGCCGCGAGCCTGTATGGGGTCTGGCTGAATGCTTCGCATAGCATCCGCTTCGTCGGGCCAGTGAAGCTCTTTAGGATGCTGGATTCGTCAAGCACGACACCGCCGAATGTCGACGGGTCGAGCTTTGGCAGTCGCTCATAGTTGGCGATGTTGACGCCAGGGCCAACGTCGGCCTGTTCACGCACGATGCGTGATTCAACGCCGGCCGATTCGCATTCGCGCATCATCTGACGCGCAACGGCAAGCGGCGTCAGGATCAGTGACGGCTTGCCGCTGGCGATGCTGAACTCTGCAGCTGCAGCAGCTTCGACACGAGACTTGCCGAGGCCAGTGTCTAGGAATGCGGCGGATCGGCCCTTTTCGCACGCGAACTCAAGGGTTGCGCGTTGATGCGGGAACAGATTGGACCAGTCCATGGATGGACTGAATCCATGAGACGATGCTGCGGTGCCTTTGCTGGCGATGAATTGGCGATAGGCGGTGATGTCGTTCATGATTCCATCACCCCCGAAACCACCGAACCGCACCCCAGATGGGGAACAGCATCGGATTCCATGCCTGACTCGGCTGCTGCATGGTGTTGACCCACCAGAAGCGGCCGATGCAGCCGAAATGGTCGTTGATGTAGAAGGCGGGGGGTTGTGGGTTGGTGGTCATGGTTTGTTAGCCATCTCCTCAAGTGCATCCTCGATGAATTCAGCAGACCCTGCGCCTAATACGACAATGCCATGGTCGCGGCACGCAGGAAGCATTGGGCCACCCAGAGCCGCCAGCTCAGGATCCCATGCGATGCAGTTAGGGATTGGCTCCCCCGTTGGCATCTCATGCAGCCACTGGATGCCAGCGGCGGCAGCCAATGGGCGAGCAAGCGCCGAACCTATCAGAGTTACGGGCTGCCCCGTCGACATGGCTTCTTTGATTCTCACCAGCGCAATAGCATCGTTTTTCGCTTGCACAGATCCCTTAATAACAACAAGGCGGCTGTTCCTGGCTTCCGGCGTCCAATAGAGATCGCCGAGCATCTGTTTCCTGCGCTTTGACTGCCCCATCACACCACCTCCCTCCGCCGACGGCGTACCCAGCGGGTGAGGCGCACGGCGGCCACCAGGGGCCAGACGGCCCCGGCGATCAAGGCGGCAACCCATTCGGCAGGCTCGCGGCATTCGTGAGGCCGCACGACGCTCATCGCGGTGAAGGCACCGGCCCAGCAGTACAGCTCAAGCATCGGAGGCCTCCGGCTGGGGGATGGAGGGCAACTTCTCCCAGCAGCTACCCATCAGGAACCTGACCCACACAGTGCCGTCATTACAGGCGGCGTACACCTTGTCATCGGCCGCGACCATCGCCGTCACCACGCGCGTCGGGGCCGGCGCAGGCGGCGGGGTGGGCTGGGCGGCGGCGTTGCGGCTCCACCACGGTTGGTTGGCAGAAACTACTAGGTAATGCACATTTACGCCATCTTCGGGTCGGCCACCTGGCTCGCAGCGGACTTGCACCTGCTTATTGGCATCCGCATCCTTTGATGTTGGCAGGCGATTAGTAATCCATTCGGTCATCACTTGGCCTCCACGCGCAGTTCGACAAACAGAGCATCCCACCACGTCGCCTTAGGGCCAGTGGTGAAGCGGTTGTAAGCGGCTGCCTCTTGGGATGCCTCAAAATAGACCGGCGCAGCGATAAAAAGACCGGCTACGCCGAACCATAGAAGAACCGTCAAGGCGGCTTCCCAAATGTCTTGGATTGGGTCTGAACGCTTCATGGTGCATTGGTGAACACCCCCGCAGCATAGCACCGCGGCCCACCTAGTACACCCTTCGCATCCCCCGCACCACGCGTCCCGCACTGCCGCGCTCCACGGCATACCGCCGATGCACCACATAGCCCAGTGCATCGGCCATGTGGTCGTGGCCGGTCTCCTTGTCCGGTACCCCCTTCTCGTCGTATGCCTGCAGCTCTAGGCTTTCGATCGTCTTTCGGCACCGCGGATGAACCCAGAGGCGGGTCTGGCCGTGGCCGTTCTCCAGCAGTGCCTGCACCGCTGCGACACGATCCCGGATCGGTGGGTTCGCTGCTGGTGACTGGTTGCTGATCCCGTAGCTCTGCAGGATCGCCACATCAGACCGGCTGGAATTGGTCGAACGGTTCGCACCCGACGCATCAGGATGGCCGAGGATCTGCGCTCGTGGGTAGCGGCTGCGGATCTCCTGCCCCATGGCATCAGTGTCGTGGGCACCGGCGATCTCATCCCACACCCACAGCTGCCCCCTGCGCTCGACTGCCAGAACGGCATTGCAGTTGCCGACGTTGAAGTCGCAACCCATCAGCAGGGCCTCATCGTCCAGGTCGGGTTCGTCGAATGCGACGACGTGCAGATCCCGCCGGAACCGGTCGTAGACCATCCCCGCGGTCAGGTTGACGAACTCACCGTCGAGGTAGGCCCGCAACAGGTTCGGGTCATAGTTGGCCTGGAGTCGCTCGATGAAGTCCGGCGGCAGGTGTGGATTGTCGGTCGTGCGCATCCGCACCAGACGACGATCCGCCCGGCCTTCTGCCTCATCTGAGGCAAACGTCTTCCACATCCACCGGAAGCCCTCCGGTGTCGAGGCTGCGGCAAACTGCCGGACGTTACCGGCCCGCAGGCGGCCGAGGATCTTGGGGAACGCCCGTGCTGCAATGCTGGGCGCGACGGTGTCGATCTCATCAGCCAGCACCCACGCGAGGTTCAGGCCGATGATGCGGGTCCAGTTCTCAAATGACCGGCACAGGATCTTCGTCGCTCCGCCCGGCAGCATCAGGACGTATTCCGGCAGGGGTGATGACCGGAAGGTGTAGGGGATGCCGTAGGACTCCAGGAAGCTGTCGAACTCCGGCAGCCAGATGTCGCGGATCAGCGGCCCTGTGGGCTCCAGGACGGCGCCTTGAAAGCCAGGGTTGAGCATCGCCATGGCAACCGCCTTAGCACATAGCGCATGGGTCTTGCCGGCGCCATAGCCTGCGGAACACCCGAGGATCTCAACCTGCGAATCCTGAACGAAATCCCGCTGGCGTGGGTGCAGATCGTCGATGATCGCGGCGAGGGTGGCATCAGCATCAAAAAAAACAGCCTCCTCATCGAATGAGAGGAGACTGCCTGGATCTTGACAATCGAGCAGCCCCATCAGGCAGCCGTGAGGCCACAGGCAGGTGATACGGCCTCGTCCTCCTCATCGTCGTCACAGACCTCGTCCTCGTCCTCATCGTCGTCATCCTCATAGGCGCCAACGATCAGAGCGTGCTGAGCAACCGCGAGGGCAGCGATCATCTCAGCAACGGTGGCCTCCTGCTCATCGACGATGATGGTGTCGAGCAGCTCAACGAAACTTGCCACGGTGGTGGTTCGGTGCCCCACCAGTCTAGGCCTTCGTCCGCGCAATACCGCTGGCCTTGTCGATGCAACCCAGCGCCACCATCAGGTTGCCATCCCGTCGCGCCTGCATCTGCAACGTCTCCAACTGCGCCAGCTGAATCGCGGCATACGTCGGCCGTGGAATATCCCAGTCGCTACAGATCTGCAATCGTGCCGCCTGCAGCATTGAGCCCGCCAACGTCTGGCTATAGCCCCATTCCTCGCATGCGTGCTTCACACATGCACGCCCGCTGAAACCATGGCAGATCATGTCTGCCATCTTGCTGATGTGATCATCACGCAGATCAGCAGGCACGATCTGTCCCATCGGCGGCAATCGTTAAGCGCAGCCTACAGCGGCCTGCAGGGAGTCCAGGACAAGGGGCGGTAGGTCAGCCCTTGCCGGATCCATCGCACGCGGGTTCCATCGGCCCTGAGACGGCTCCCAGACGGCAAGGGTCTCAAGGGTGCAGCGGCCACCATCGCGGCGGTGCTCGACCACAAAGGCCGGGACGGTCATTGGCAGCTGCGTGACGCGGTAACCGGCGTGATCACAGAGGAGTCGAAAGAGGGCCATGCGGTGGTCTGGTGTGCCCACCCAGCGTAGCCGACCGCTATTGAGAAATCCCCCCCCGTCTGCCATACCTGGCATACCTAGCCATACCTCCCCCTATATTCCCCTACACGCCCCTATATGCGTGTCCTGACACCCTTACCCCCCCCCTTAACACCGATTAGGAAATAGGTATGGTAGGTATGGCAGGTCTGACGCCGCTAGTCGCTGACTGGCTTTTCAGCGATGGGGTAGGTATGACAGAGGTATGCCAGGCATGGCAGCGCTGCCATACCT